CGGAGCGTCTTGTCCACTACGACGAAAGAGGCAATGTGGAGTTTGTCACCCCTGCGCCTAATACGAGCGGCTCGTGAGGGAAAACGCGGTCGAAAACCCTGTTGTGTTCCGTGCTGAGCGCGCGGGGTTTTTCGTCCGCAAGGTATCGTGGATTGGTCGGGCCGGTGCGCCTGACCGTCTGTTTGCTCGCAAGGATCGCGGGCAGGTTTATATCGAGTTCAAGCGCCCGGGCGGAACGCCTGACGCGCATCAAGTCAGGGAACACAGGAAAATGCGTGAGGCTGGTATCGAGGTCCACATTTGCGACTCGGTCGAAGACGCGCTGATCGTCCTCGGGCTGAGTAACGGTGGACCGCGATGAAGACAGTCCTGCCAAAGCACCTGACCGATATATCGGCAATCGAGATGATCTGGGGGCCACCCGATCAGATCATGGATGCCACAACCTTTCGGCCTTACCAGAACTGGATGACGTCGCAGATCAAGGCTCTGCCGCGCCTGCTGCTTGGCGCTGAGTGCGGTCTGGGCAAGACCGCCGCAGCTTTGAAGGCTGTCGCCGAGATGCTCGACACAGGCGATATCAAGTCGGTCCTGATCGTCGCCCCCATGCGCGTGGCCGAAGAGACATGGCCTGAGGAAATCCAGAAGTGGGCATTCGCGCGGCACCTTCGCTACCGGGTCGTGACCGGGACCGTGGAGGAACGGATCGCTGCGCTGCGCCACGGTCCCTGCGAGGTCACGATCATCAATCGGGAGAACCTGCGCTGGTTGCTGAAGTATCTGGGCATCCGTCGCTGGAAATTCGACATGATGATCTACGATGAGGTCAGCCGCTTGAAAGGCGGGAAGTTGGAATCGACCCCGGCCAAGCGCCCGGATGGAACCTATGGCGACCCCCGGATGACTGAACTCGGGGTGATCTATCGGTGCCACTTGTTCACGCCACGTTTCGTCGGCCTGTCAGGGACGCCTGCGCCCAACGGGCTGATCGACTTGTGGGGACCAATGTTTGCCGTGGACAACGGGGAGAGGCTGGGCCGGAATATCTCAGCCTACAAGAAACGCTGGTTTATCGAGGAAAAATACACCTACGGGGTTGAGCCGCGCGTCGGTGCGGAAGCACAGATCATGGAGGCTATCAAGGACAGGTTCTTCAGTCTGAGCGAAGAAGATTACCTGACGCTACCGCCTCTGATCGAACGCATCCACCTTGTCAGGCTCCCCCCGGCAATCATGCTGAAATACAAGAAGTTCGAGCGCGAGATGGCGACGGAGATCCAGACGCGCGCGGGCGACAAAGAGATGATCGAAGCTGTCAACGCGGGCGTCTTGACCGGCAAGCTGTTGCAGTTCGCCAACGGGTCGCTCTACGAAAACATCAAGTTCGATGAGGACACCGACAAGCGCCTGCCTCGGGAAGCCACGGTGATCCACAAGCTGAAGCTGGACGCGCTCGATTCCATCGTGCAGGAATCTATGGGGCAGCCTATGCTGGTGGCCTACAGTTTCCAGTTCGACAAGGAAGCCATCTTGAAGCGTTTCCCGCAGTGCCGCCTTTACGGTGACAGCGTGTCGGACAAGCGTGACTGGAACGCGGGGAAAATCCCCATGCTGCTAATCCACCCGGCCAGCGCGGGCCACGGCCTGAACTTTCAGTTCGGATCGAATATCGCTGTCTGGTATGGACTGAACTGGTCGAGCGAACTATTCCAGCAGTTCATCAAGAGGCTGCACCGTTCGGGCCAGAAGCGTGACCATGTGATGATGCACTACATCGTCGCCAAGGGCACCGCAGATGAAACCATCCTCCCCGTGTTGAGGGAGAGGAAGGTGACGGAAGACCGCCTGAAAAGAGCCGTGAAGGCCAGACTCGAAAGGATCGTTTATGACTCTCCTCGCAAAGCAGCTTGACCTGCATCGGCAGAGCAACGTGCAGGTTGCAGAACCTGCGAGCGGCTACACGGTCGGGGTCAACAAGGGCGTGACGATCCCGTGGCTGGTGCAGGCGTTCGAGATGCCCGAGCCGACTGTTCGATACCGCTTGCGCAACTGCCCCATCAAAGAGAACCGCACCCGAGGCACAAGGATGAAGGTGGCGCTCTACGATATCAAGGTGGCTGCGCGCTACCTGATCGCGCCCGCCTACTCGACCAAGGAATACATGCGGTCGCTGAAGCGTGGCGACCTCCCTGCGGTTCTTCAGCAGGCGGTTTGGGACGCCATGTTGAAGCGCCAGAAGTGGGAGGAAAACGCGGGCGAACTGTGGCGCACAGAGCAGATCAGGGAAGTCCTCGGCGACACCTTCCAGACCCTGAAGTTCACGCTCCAACTGTGGACAGAGACTATCGAGCGCCAGTCGGAACTGAGCGACGAACACCGCCTCATCATCGTGGAGTTGGTGGATGCACTGCAAGGCGATCTCTACGCTGCGCTGGTCAAGAATATGCAGAACAGTGCGACCGGATCTCAGATACAGGAACTTGAGGACACCTTCGGCGAGACCGAACTGGTGACGTCCATGCTGGCGGATGAGCGCAGCGACGAAGATGCAGAGATTGAGGCGTTGGTATGAAGTTCGTTCGACAGACACTCGAAAATCTGATCGTTGAATCGGCTGCCGCCGCGCGGCCTCCTGAGCGCCTGACGGTGGCCGAGGCCGCAGAGCGATACCGCCGCCTGAACAACCCCGGGGCCTATGTGGGGCCTTACCTGAACTCCACGGTGCCCTACTTGGTCGAGCCGATGGAGATGCTTACCAGCCGGGACTTCACGGGCATGGTTTTTTGTGGCCCCGCGCAAACCGGAAAAACGGAACTTTTTCTGAATTGGCTGGCCTACTCGGCGAAGTGCGACCCCGCCGACATGATGCTTGTCCAGACCTCACAGACCACCGCGCGAGACTTCTCCATGCGGCGCGTGGACCGGATGCACCGCCACTCACCTATGATCGGCGAACTGTTGGCGGGCGGCAAGTCCTCGGACAACACCTTCGACAAGCACTACCGCGCGGGTATGATGCTGAGCCTGTCTTGGCCGACGATCAACGAACTGTCCGGTAAGCCGATCCCCCGGCAGTTCCTGACAGACGTGGACCGGATGCCTGAGGATATCGACGGCGAGGGCAACGTGTTCGACTTGACGGCCAAGCGTGGCACGACCTTCGGGCGCAACCGAATGACCGCTGCTGAGTCCTCTCCCGGCTACACCGTGGAGAACCCGAAGTGGACGCGGAAGACGCCTCACGAGGCCCCGCCGACGAAAGGCATTCTCGCCCTCTACAACCGGGGCGACCGTCGCCGCTGGTATTGGAATTGCGTGAACTGCCACAACAAGTTCGAGCCGGATTTCAACCTGCTGAAGTGGCCGAGCAGCAAAGACATGATGGAGTCGGCTGAGCAGGCCGTCATGGCTTGCCCGCACTGCGATCATGAGTATCGCCATGACCCCGCTGATGGAAACCCCGGCAAGCATGAGATGAACCGAACAGGCCGGTGGGTGAAGGACGGGATGATCTGGAACCGGGAAGGCGAGATGGTCGGGACGCACCTTCGCTCGAATATCGCTTCGTTCTGGTTGAAGGGCACAGCGGCAGCTTTCGCGTCGTGGGAGACTTTGGTTTTCAACTGGTTGTCAGCCAACTCGGACTACGAGAACAGCGGTTCCGAAGAGGCTCTGAAGACGACAGTGAACACCGATCAAGGCGATGCTTATCTGCCGAGGTCTATGGCGAGCGACCGTGTGCCTGAGCATATCAAGGCGCAGGCCAAGGCTCTCGGCTTTCGCACAGTTCCGGCTGCTGTCCGTTTCCTGATCGCTGCTGTTGACGTCCAGAAAAATCGCTTCGTCGTGCAAGTCCACGGGGTCGCCATCAACGGCGATATCTATGTGATCGACCGCTACGAGGTCAAGAAGTCCAAGCGCACTGACAGCGTGGCCGAAGGCTATTCGTGGGTGAACCCCGGGGCCTATCCTGAGGACTGGAAGCTGTTGGCCGAGCAAGTCATCAACTCGACCTACCCCTTGTCGGACGGTTCGGGTCGCCAGATGGCGGTCAAGCTGACCCTGTGTGACTCTGGCGGTAAGGCCGGTGTGACCGCGAACGCCTACGACTTCGTGCGGTGGCTTCGGTGGGGTGACTCGGACGGGGAAGGCGACAGTGCGCCAGAGACCAACGACGAAGGCGACTACGACTGGAAGCCCGGTATGGCTGGACGCTTCTTGCTGGTCAAAGGTTCGTCCGTGAAAAGCGCACCCCGGATCAAGCTGGACTACCCCGACTCCCAGCGTTCGGATCGTCACGCGGGAGCGCGCGGCGAGATCCCTGTGCTGTTCCTCAACACCAACACGCTGAAGGATATGGTGGACAACCGCCTCGACCGGGCGGTCCCGGGCGGGCGGTTTGTCTTCCCTGATTGGCTGGACGACAATTTCTACATCGAACTTACTGTGGAGGTCAAAGACGCCGTTAAGGGCTGGATCAACCCCAAGAACTATCGCAACGAATCTTGGGACTTGCTGGCCTACTGCATGGCCGGGACTTTGACAGCGGGCATCAATCTGGAATACATAGACTCTACGGCCCCGCCGACATGGGCTGCTGAGTGGGATGAGAACGATCTGGTCTTCGATCCAGTCGAAAAGAAAACCCCCTATGAGGGGGTGAAGAAACCCGGTAGGAGTCTTTCCAAGCTGGCAGGGGATTTGGCGTAGATCATGACAACAGCCCTCACACTCGCAGAACGCACTCTCCTGACTGAACGCCTGACGGCGGCGGAAACGGCGCTTCACGAAATCCTTCTGGGCCGACAGGTCAAGACTTTCGTTGACCAATCAGGCGAGCGCGTCGAATATCAGCTTATGAGCAAAGACGCTCTTCGCGCCTATATTCTGGAACTGAGGGTCCGTCTCGGGTTGTCCTCTGTGACCGGACCCCTCCGACCGTGGATGCTGTGATGAACCAGACTGCCAACTGCAAGATGCCCAGCATCCGCACTGTGGCCCCCCTTCAAAAAGGGCCTGCCATGTTTGGCGGGGCCTATGACGGCGCGGCAAGGTTTGACCGGCAGATCGCCGGATGGAACCCGCCGATCCAGTCTGCCGATCTGGAAATGCTGCCCCAGAAAGAGACGCTTGACGCAAGGTCGCGCGATCTGAACCGCAACGACGCCTATGTCCAAGCAGGCACGAACCTGCACAAGGACAGCATTGTCGGCAGCTTCTATATCCTGAACAGCAAGCCCAACTGGAATGTGCTGGGCAAGAATGAGACTTGGGCTGAGCAGTTCCAGCAAGAGGTCGAGGCGAAGTTCACGCTTTGGGCCGAGTCCCCGATGAAGTGGGTGGACGCTGCTGGTCAAAACGATCTGACGGCGTTGATCCGGCTGGCCGTGGGCGTTGCTACGATGGGCGGCGAGGTCTTGGCGACGGTCGAGTATCTGCGCGACAGCGGCAGGGACTTCAGCACAGCTATCCAGATGATCGACACCGACCGCCTCTCGACGCCGTTCACAATGGCGAACTCCCGGGACGTGCGCGGCGGTATCAAGCACGACCGCTATGGGCGTCAGGTTTCGGCCTTCATCCGTGTCGAACACCCGTCTGATTACCTCATGCGGTCCCCGCAGACTTCGGACTGGTGGAAGGAAGTTCCGTTCCGAAAGCCGTGGGGTCGCCAACAGGTGATCTATCTGCGCGAGCAAAACCGTGTCGATCAGACCCGGGCCATCTCGGATATCACGGCGGGCCTGCGTGAGATTGCGATCACCCGGAAGTTCCGCGACGTGACACTTCAAAACGCCGTGGTCAACGCGACCTTCGCGGCCAGCATCGAGTCCGAGTTGCCGTCCGAGGTCGTCTATCAGCAACTCGGCGCGAACCCGGGCCAGTCGAGCGGCGCGGGCGGCGTGGTGGACTACGCCGAGCAGTTCCTTGGCGCGGTCAACGAGTATGTCGGATCGTCCAAGAATATGATGATCGACGGCACCCGCATCCCGCACCTGTTCCCGGGCACCAAGCTGAATATGCAGCCTGCCGGAACGCCCGGTGGCGTCGGCCAGGACTTCGAGCGGTCGCTGTTGCGTTACATCGCTGCCACACTCGGCGTGTCCTACGAGGAATTGTCTCGCGACTTTTCCGAGACGAACTATTCGTCGGCCCGGGCTGCGATGGCGCAGTCCCATCGGTTCATGCAGTCGAAGAAGAAGATCATCGCTGACGGCTTCGCCAACATCGTGTTCCGCCTGTGGCTGGAAGAAGCGATCAACAACGACAAGCTGGACTCTTTCCGCAAGTCGGAAGCGCCGATGCTCTACACGGGCGACCACCTGAACCTCATGTTTGACGCCTTGTCGCAGTGCGACTGGATCGGCGCGGCGCGCGGCCAGATTGACGAACTGAAAGAGACACAGGCTGCCGTTCTGCGGATCAAGTATGGCCTCTCCACCCACGAAGACGAACTGGCCCGGCTCGGTAAGGACTGGCGGAAGACCTACGCTCAGTTGGAGCGCGAGGCCAAAGAACGTGACGAACGCAACATCGTGCTGTATGAAGACAACGGCACGAACGCAGCAAGCGGCAGTCCACGGGAATCCGAGGGCGATGGCACTGAAGGCGAGAAGAAGGACAAGAAGATCAAATGAAGAACAGCCACTTCGCGGAAGCCTTTGCCGCTGACCCTTTGTTGATCGACCCTGCGCGCGTTGCTTTGGTCAATGCTTCGCTGAACACGCTCTCGGACTCCGATGAGATGCAAACCATGATGGCCCCGGCATTGGCTTCGGAGGATGGCTATTGGGACCACCCCTATCAGGCCGGGGAGCCACACCCTTATCGGCCCTACTCAGTCTCGAATGGCACTCTGTCGATCCCCGTCCAAGGGGTTCTGCTGAACAACTTCAGCTTCCAGTATGGTCGCTACGCCACCGGCTACTCCTACGTCGAAAAGGCGCTGACCCGGGGCTTGGCCGATCCCGGCGTTGACCGGATCGCATTGGTCATCAACAGCCCGGGCGGTGAGGTCGCGGGCTGCTTCGAGTGTAGCGACAAAATCTTCGAGGCCCGAGGCGTGAAGCCCATCGGGGCATTCGCTGCCGACCACGCATATTCCGCTGCCTACGCGCTGGCGTCTTCGGCCAGCACCTTGTCTGTCACCCGCTCTGGCGGCACAGGTTCTGTCGGCGTGGTCACGACCCATGTGGACTTCTCTGAGGCCCTCGCTAATGATGGCATCAAGGTGACTTTCATTTTCGCCGGGAAGCACAAGGTCGAAGGGAACGCATACGAAGCATTGTCTGATTCGGCGAAAGCCCGTATTCAAGACAGAATCGACCGTATCTACAGCGTGTTTACCGGCACGGTGGCCCGCAATCGCGGTATGGACGAAAAGGCAGTTCGGGCAACTGAAGCCCTTACATTCGACGCTCAGGACTCGGTTGCGAAAGGTTTCGCAGATCGGATCGGGGCACTGGCAGAGGAAATGGTCGCCTTCTCGGAGGACGTGACCGATCAAGAGGATGAAAGTCTCATGACCACCTTCACGCAAGAACAGATGGACGCCGCAGTTCAAGCCGCTACCGCGCAGGCGATGACTGATGGGGCCGCTGCTGAACACGCTCGACGCACCGCGATCATGGGCTGCGATGCGGCCCAGACGCGCCCGCTCGCCGCCGCCGCTTTCGTGGACGGGGGCCTTGCGTCCGAGCAGGCCATCGCTCTGTTGGGCAAACTGCCCGAGGAGAAAGCCACTGTCGCCCCCGCCCCGGCCCCGGTTGCTGCTGCTGCTGCTGCCGGTAGCACCCCGTTCGACAAGCACATGGAGGCCACGGGCAACCCCGAGGTCGGTGCGACCGCCCCGGGTGCCGACAAAGACGCAGATGACGACATGAAGGCCACGGCCTCCATCGTCAGTTCTGTTCGTGCCTACCACGGCAAGCCTGCTGCTGCGGCGTAAGCTACAGCCTCCGTCCTTCAACCTGCCGAGTCTTTCGGCGATCATCGTAGGAGCCAAGAAAAATGGCAGACGTTACCACCACTCACGGCGCTCCCGGGATCGCCGCTTTTGCCCGCGAGACGTATGGCAACATCGCGGAACTTCGCCTTCAGGACACCCCGGCGCTGGCCTTCCGCAAAGTGCGGATCACTGCCACGGGTGGCGATCTGGCCCTGCCGATCTACTCTGTGATCGGGCCGGTTGGCCTTGCGCCTTACCAAGCAGACCTCGCCGACAAGACGGTCGTGGGGATCACCGCGCATCCGATCAACCTGTTGGAAGATGCGTTCCTCGATATCGAGGTCATCTGCGCAGGCAACCTCGATATCAAAGCCCTGACGTGGGCTTCGACCTTCGACACCGACGCCAAGAAACTGTCGGCGTTCGATGGCCTCGGGTCGCCGATCAACATGATCCTCGGGATCAACCCCTTCAACAGTGATGGCGTTCTGGCGTAATCGTCAGGCAGGAAAGGACTTTCCGAAATGGATAATACGATCTTCACCACCCGAACGCTTCTGGGTGCATACTACGACAAGGACGTCTCCGTCGCGCCGTCGAACTACTGGCTGAGCCTCTGCTTCCCGGGCCAGATCAACTTCGACACGGAGTATGTGGACTTTACCCGCATCTCCGACCAGCGCAAGTTGGCTCCGCTGGTCCTGCCGACCTTGCAGGGTAAGCCGGTCTATTCGGCTGCTGAAGAGCGGATTCAACTGAAGCCCGCCTATGTGAAGCCGAAGGATGCCGTGAGCGCCAGCCGCGTCATCAAGAAGGTCGCCGGGATGGGCGAACTGCACCAAGGGTCGAACATGACCCCCGCAGCGCGCTACAATCTGCTGGTCGCGGATATTCTGCGCCAGCACCGGATCGCCATCGAACGTCGCTGGGAATGGCTTGCTGCCGAAGCGATCCTGTATGGTCAGGTGACATTGGTGGACGAAGCATACCCCACGACCATCGTGAACTTCCAACGCGCTGGGGGCCACACGGTCACTCTCGGGGCCGCTGCTCGCTGGGGCGACTCCGGTGTGTCGATCCTGAACAACGTCGAATCGTGGCGCACCACGATGCGCCGCGCAGCCTTTGGCGGCGTCAGCAATCGTATGACGGTCGGTGCAGCCGTCTGGGAAGTCATGCGTCAGGACTCCGAGATCCGCGAAATGCTGAAAGCTGACAGCTACCGGGCGAACTCGGGCGGGGTCGATCTGAACCTCGGGATGCGTGAAGGACTCGACGTGGAGTTCGTCGGCAGACTGAGCGGCACTCTCGAAGTCTTTGTCTACTCGGACTACTACCAGCTTGCGGACGGCACGGTCACACCCTTCATGGACCCCCGTGATATCGTGTTGACCAGCCCGAGTGTCGAGGGTGTCCGTTGCTTCGGTGCCATCCAAGACACCAAGGCCGGGATGCAGTCGCTCGAAGTGTTCCCGAAAATGTGGGACGCGGAAGACCCGTCGGCCACGTTCATCATGACCCAGAGCGCCCCGCTCATGGTCCCGATCAACCCGAACGCGACGTTCCGCGCTCGCGTCATCGCCTAAGACCTGAAGGGGGCGGGTCTAGTGCCCGCCCCTTTTCGTCTCTGAACCCACCTGACCCCCTCACGAGCAAAGGAATGTCCCGTGAAACAACTCATCGCAATGACTGAAATCCACGTCACCGAAGTCCCCGGAAAACCCGGCGACCGCTTGAAGAGTATCGCCCCGATCCCGCCCAAAGTTCGGGTCATCCCCGCCACTTCGGTCTTCAAGGCGGCTGACGCCGCTCAGGAGAAAGAGTTCATCGACATGGGCGCGGCCCGTGTGGCCGAGACAGAGGACCGGATCGAGAAGGCCGAAGTGATCGACCTGTCGGGCGACGGCGCAACCCAGAAAAGTTCCGCCAAGCAGGCTGCTGAAGCCGATGTGGCCGAACTGGAAGCTGCGCGAGCGGCCTACAGGGACGCATTTGGTGAAGAAGCCCACGGCAAGGCGAAGGCGGAAACGCTGCGCGGCAAGGTCGAAGACAAGGCGAAGGCTGACGCCGAAGCCGCAGGCATGGTCTGATCCATGTCCATTCGTGGGGTAAGGGAACTGGCCCGCAGGCAACTGCATGACCACATGGGGGAACCGGCGAACTACTACGCCCTCCCCCGAGACCCTACCCCCACGTTCACCCTTATCACCGCACGGCCCCACTCGAATGTGGCGAGGGCTGGCGACTTGGCCGGGACGAACCTGTCCTACGCCGAGACGCAGGATCGCGCCGAGAGCATCGTATTTATGCTGGATGAAGTGCCTGACCCGGTGCGCAATGCGCTGGTCATCTTCACGATCACCGAAGGCTACTTCCTGAATAACGTCCTCCCACCAAACGGCATCACTGTCACCGCCGAAGTGATTCGTGCGGACCACCGCGACTTGGTTGGCCTCACAGCGCCGGATGGCACGGTCATTTCATGAGCGCGGACTTCGCCGTAATCGTGGAAGGGGACGCCCTGAGCCTGCTGCTCGGACTTGATCTCGATTCCCGACAGAAAGCTGCATCCCAAGCCATCAACAAGACTGTCAAGACCACCCGGACTGAGATGGCCCGCAGGGTTCGCGCTGAGATCAACTTGCCTGCGTCCTACGTCTCCCCGCGCCAAGGTCGGCTGAAGGTGTCAGGGTTCGCTACACCCGGACAGCTTGAAGCGTCGATCACGGCGCGCGGCAGGGCGACGTCTCTTGCCCGGTTCGTGACCTCTTCGAGTGGCGTGAACAAGCCCGGCGTAGCGGTCAACGTCGGCGGCTCGACCCAATTCCTTGATCGTGCTTTTCTGATCCGTCTGCCAGGTGTCGGCGGCGAAACAGACGCAGGGAGCGGCAACCTCGGGTTAGCTGTGCGGCTACCCAAGGGGGCGCGGCTGAGGAACAAGAACTCTGCACAGGTCAGCAAGGGCCTCTACCTGCTCTACGGCCCGTCGGTCGCTCAGGTGTTGGAGAACAACTCTGGGTCAGGTATCAAGCAGGATATCTTGCCCGAGGTCGCGGCAAGGCTGCAACGCGAGTATCTCGCGCAGATCGCTAGGAGGAGAAATGCCTGACCCCCTTCGCCTTACGATCCACAAGCGGCTGACCACGCTGTTCGAGACGATCACATATACCGACTTCGACAGCACTGATTTTGCCATGACGGGCCGGGTCTTTCGTGGTCGTGGTATTTTCGGCGATGAGACCCCTGTGCCAGCGATTTCCATCTTGGAGTCACCACTCCCGAACGAGTCTACGCCACCACCTGTTTCTGGCACGACCGCCAAGACGATCTGGGAACTGGTCATTCAGGGGTTTGTGCGGGACGACCGCTTGAACCCCACGGACCCAGCCCATCTTTTGCTGGCCGAAGTCAAAAGGGTTTTGGCCGAAGAACGCATGAAGATGGATTGGGACGTGCCCGCAGATGGAATCTTGGGGCTTGGCCGAAACGTCCTTGCGTTGTATATCGAACCCGGTGTGGTTCGTCCCGCCGATGAATTGTCGAGCAAGGCTTACTTTTGGCTTACACTTCGTCTTGAAATCGTAGAAGACTTGGCTGACCCCTACGGGGCAGTTTGAACCACGCTTAAGAAAGGGAACACCATGTTTAAGCAATACGTTCTTGGTCGGGGACGGGTCCACTTTGCCCGCTTCCTGCCCGGCACGACCACACCGGATGGATTCCGCTACATCGGCAACACCCCCGAGTTCTCGATGAACATCGAGTCCGAGGAACTCGACCACTACGACAGTGACGATGGCATCCGTGAGAAGGACGACTCGGTTCCGCTGGAAGTCAACCGCACCGGCTCGCTCATCACGGATAATATCGTGCCGGAAAACGTGGCGCTGTTCTTCTTCGGGTCGAACTCCATCGTCTCGCAGGCTCTCGTTGCCTCCCAGACCGTCACCCTCGAAAATATCCGTGCGGGCCACGGATACAAGCTGGGTTCCACGGCTGCCAACCCCGCAGGCTATTTCGGTATCAACGCCACAGGCTTCTCTGCCGAGACCAATCCCGCCGGGACGGCTCTGGTCGCTGACGTGGATTACACGGTTGATCTGGACGCTGGCCTCATCACGTTCATCGCGGGATCTCTGGTCGCCACGGAGGGCATTGATATCGACGTGACCTTTGCCGTGCGGGCATCCACCCGGACGCGCGTGATCTCGGGTTCTGCGCCAATCGAGGGGGCCATGATGTATATCACGCGGAACCCCAAGGGCGGGAACTCCACGTTCTATATGCCCTCCGTCAAGGTCACGCCCAATGGCGACTACGCGCTGAAGGGCGACGACTGGCAACAGATTCCTCTGTCGCTGGAAATCCTCAAGCCCGACGGCCAAGAGGCCATCTATCGAGACGGCACCCCGGTCTACGCCTAAGCGCACGGGGGCGGGCTTCGGCTCGCCCCACAACCTCCTGACACTGGATTTCAAACATGAAAAAGAAGACGAAGCTGAGTGGTATCGTCTACCACATTCCGACAGTCGAACTGAGTATCGGCGTCGAAATCGAAATTCGCCCTATCAACGTGACCGATATCATGTCCCTGCTCTCCGAGTTCGGGCCTCAGGTCAGCATTTCCTATGCCAAGCTGGTGGAGATGGCAAAGAACAGGACGCTGGATGAAGCGACCGTTCGGGAGACGTTGGAGTCCCTGTTGGAAGAGGCCCCCGGCCTTATGTCGGCGCTGATTGCTATGGCGAACGACGACAACAACGAAGATGGCCGAGCGATGGCTGCCACGTTGCCTCTGGTTGACCAGCTTGCAATCTACGACACGCTGTTCCGCGAAACGCTGCACTCGGAGGCCACTGTAAAAAAGCTGTTGGCGTCCCTGAGTCAGACGGCGATGATGGTCTTTGGGGCGCTGAAGGGGATGAAACCCCCGACTTTGAAGACTTCTACTGGTCGCTCCGTCGCCAAGTAAGTTTGTTGCTCTCCGAGGGTCACGCCTTGGCCTACAGCTACTCCCTCGGTAGGGTCTTCGATGAGGCCAACATCGTCATGGAGCGGGGCAACGCGCGCATGAAGCTAGAGACCGTCCTTGCGCAACACGCGCACGGCGCTGTAGTGTCGAAAAAAGGCGGTTCCGCTCTTCAAAGGCTGATGAAAAAACTCAACTTCGAGACACGGCCCTTGAAGGCAGGCCATGACTGGCAGGCAGCCGACCCGGAGAACTCGGACTAGGAGTAGCGCCAGATGGCACGGAAAGACGTCAGCCTTGTCATCAACGCACAGGACAAGGCCAGCAGCGCCCTTGACCGGATCAGCGCCTCCCTTGAAGACTTCCGGGCCGGTCAGCAGGAACTCGATGGTCAGGCTCAAAAGACTTCCAGTTCTCTTGGTCAGATCACCAAAGCCCTTGACGCGGTGGAGAAGGCTTTCGGTGGCCTCGACGGTGCGAGCAAACTGCGCGCCCAACTGGACGAAGCCGCGCAGGCTGTGGACCGGCTTAGGGTCGAGACCGAAACCGGAAATACCTCGATCAAGGAATACGAGAAAAAGCTGAAGGACGCTGGTAAGGCGGTCGCTCAGTATGACGCCAAGATCGCGCGGTCTATCGCTGCGCAGGCCAAGCAAAGCAAGGCACTGAAAGAAGCTGCCGCTGCTGCCCGCGTTTCTTCCAAGGCGCAGGTGGACGCTTCCGCCGCGCAGGACAAACTGCAATCTCGGCTTGCTGAACTCCCGGCCCTCATTGGCAGGCAAGAGGCCGCACTGGTTAAGGTGTCGGCCCGGTATTCCGAACTCTCGGCAAGGATGACCTCTGTTGCGGCGATCTCACCTTCGCTTCAAGCGCAGTTTGATTCCAATTCCCGTAACGTCGCCAAGAACGAAGCCGCCCTTGCGTCTTTGAAGGCTGAATACACGGGCCTCGGCGCGGCGGTGAAGAAGTCCACCAAGGAACTGACCAGCGCCAGCGGCGGCGTGGCAAGGGCCAACGCAAACGTCACCAAAGCGAAGGCCAAGGTCGAAGCCCTTGCTCAAGCCCACGAGAAATTGACTGACTCTGCGCGCAAGGCTCGGGTCGAGCAGAAAGGCTTGGAGAAGGCTCTGGCCGATGCTGCCGCAGGCGGCGCGCGGGCAAAGGGTGGATACGACAAAGCGGCAGCCGCTCTGGACCAGCTTAGGTCCAAGTCTGCTGCGACCGAAGTTGCGTTGAAAGAACTGGCAGCTATCTCAGTCAACAAGCTGGGAGACCAGATTGTCAAACAGGGTCTTGCCTTCAACAGTGCCAAGCAAGACGTCAGTGACCTGTCGGCTCGGGTTCGCGCTTACCGGACTGAGATCGCCGCTGCCGGGGTGCCCACCCGCGAGATGGCGCAGAACCTCGCCAAGCTGGAACAGGCTGCTGACGAAGCCGGGTTGAAGATGCTACGGCAGGAAGAGACCCTGCGAAAGCTGGGCGCTGAATACCGCAAGAACGGCACCAGTCTCGAAGGCGTGTCCAAGAGCATGAGGTCTTTCGGGGCTGAACAAGATCGCCTCGCCGCAGACCTGAGGGAATTGACGAACGACGGATACAAGGCCCGTCGCGCGATTGACGAACTGAACAAGGCGCAGCAGAGATCGTCGTCGGCCAAAGCTGCGGCGGATATTCGTCGGCTTGGCGATGAAGCAAGAAGGGCCAAGCCGAAGATCAGCGAACTACGGCAGGAATATAACCGCCTCTACGGGGGCAGCCGACAATCGTTGAGCGTAAACCAGCGCCTGCGCGGCGAAGTCCTGTCGATGATCGCCGCCTACGGGGGCCTCTACGGGGTCATCAATCTGCTGCGGCAGACTGTGGACGCTATGCAGGTTCTTGAAGCGGCTACGGCTCGCCTCAACGTCGCGAACAACGGAAATTTTGCGCAGACCGGCGCAGACCTCGACTACCTGCGCTTCCAAGCGAACCGGCTTGGCATCAACCTCGGAACTCTTTCGACGGAGTTTTCGAGGTTCTCCATCGCCACGCAGGGCACCAACCTTGCGGGCCAGCGGACCCGTGACATTTTCGTATCGGTTGCTGAGGCGGCTCGGGTCGCACGGATCAGCAACGAACAACTCTCGGGCATCTTTACCGCGCTGACGCAGATCGTGTCCAAGGGCGCGGTCCAGATGGAGGAACTTCGGCAGCAGTTGGGCGACCGACTGCCCGGTGCGCTTCAGATCATGGCCGATGGTCTGGGGCTTACGACCGGCGAACTCATCAAGATGATGGAGCAGGGCCAGATCACGGCGGATGCGCTGCTGCCCTTTGCTGATGAACTGACCCGCAGGTTTGGCCCCGGTCTGGCGCAGGCTCTGACCAGCACTGCGGCGGAACTCGGGCGGCTTCAGAACGCCGCTTTCGGTGCGTTGATCGTGTTCGGCGAAGCGGGTTTCATTGAGGCATTTGTCGATCTGATTCGTGACCTGATTGAACTTTTGGAATCTGCTTCTTTCCAGACTTTCACAGAGCGCGTGTCGCAGCTTTTCGCTACCTTGGCCGAGGCGGCTGGTTTCCTTGTTCGGAACTTCGAGACGGTCGGCATTGTCATCGGCGCTGCCATTGGCCTGAAGTCTGTTACGATTGTCACCCGTCTGGCGACCGCTTTCTACGGGTTGGTGGCTTCGATGCTGCTGATACCTGCACGGGCACGGGCTGCTGCCGCTGGGCTTACTGCTACCGCTGGGGCTGCGGGGGCAGCGACAGGAGGGTTTATTGCCCTTCGCGCTGCTGTGATCGGCTTCCTGTCTGCGACGGGCGTTGGCGTCCTGCTTGTCGTTGCCGGTGCGCTGATTGGTAAGTGGTTGACGGGTGCGAGCGCCATGAACACGGCGATGGAATCCCACGAAAGGATCATGGGGGACGTCCAGCAAGCCTACGAAGAAGCTAATGGTTCTGTCGCGGAGTTCATGGCAGCGGTGACGTCCGGGTCGGTTACAGAGGCCCGCAATAACCTGCAACTTCTCGAAGAAGCCGTGCAGGATAGCGCCAAAAATATCGGTGATGCGCTTCGAGCCGATCAAGGCACGGCAGCAACCAACTTGTTCGGGTTGAACCTTGCGCGCCTCTTTGGTGAGGCCAGCCGGGAATATCAGGACGCGGTAGACGAACTGTTGCAGAGTGTCACGCGCGGCGAGGTTGACGCCCGAGATCTGCGCGCCGAACTTGACAAGCTGGCAGAGACCTTCCGCGACGGTTCCGATGCCAACATGGACCTTGCCAACGCGCTTGACGATGGTGCCAAAGAGTTTGACGAAGCCTACACTGCGATGGATCAGGCCCGCGACATACTGACCCTTTACACAGGCACTGCTGAAGAAGCCGAAGCTGCGATGGAACGGCTTGCGAACCGGGGGGCCGAAGCAGCTTCTGATATCGCAGCGTTTGCGACCAGCAGCGACGATGCAGCCGAAGCGATAGAGAAGCTGGAAGAGGCTACGGACAAACTCACCGGGTCGCTGCGGGACATACTCAAAGAACTTCCAGAGATGGAGGAGTATTTTGCCCGGCTCGAAGAGTCGGATGCGATGGTGAAGCTGCGCAACGATGCTCTCGCAGCGGCCCTTGAAATCGTGGACGTCAACAAAGCATGGGACGAATTGACGACTGCCATCGGCGGGTTCCAGTGGTCGGGCATCTTTGACGTTCTGATGGGCGACCTCGGCAAGATCACCACTTTGATGGAGGGTATCGGCGGTGCGTTCGATGGTCTCACAGGGCGTTTTGGAAACCTCGGGACCACGCTCAACGATGCCGTCGGCGGCTTGGGTAACTTCCTCGGAGAATTTACGGCCAACCTTGCGGCGGGTGCGCCGCTCACAGGTTCTGCCATCGAGCGTTCCGCACAACTTGTGCGTGACAAAGAGGGCTTCCGAAATGTGCCCTACAACGACCCCGCTACCGACGCGAACGGGAATCAGGTTGGCCCAGATATCTGGCGCGCTGGATACGGTTCCAACACGTTCATGCGCAACGGGTCAGTCCAAACGGTCCAGCAATCAAGCCGAGTTACCCGAGACGAAGCTGAAGCTGATCTGGCCCGTCGTTTGGTGGAGTTTCAGAACGTCATCATTGGGCAGATCGGGGCAGACACCTTCCGGGGCATGGAGGAGAGTCAGCAGGCTGTGCTGACCAGCATCGCCTACAATTATGGCAATTTGCCGGGCCGGGTTGCTGGCCCAATCAATGCCGGGGCCAGTGACGCCGCTATCGCAGAAGCGATCATTGGCCTGTCTAACGACAACGGGGGCATCAATGCCCGTCGCCGCGCCCAAGAGGCTGCGATCTTCGTGACAACCACAGACCCCGATGGGACAGCGCAGCGGGAAATCGAAGGTGCGCAGCCGACACTTGACCAGAACCAAGCCCTTGCAGAGGGGCGGCAACAGCTTGAGGTCCAGCAACTCATCAACGAGGGGCGTGAACGTGAGGCTGAGATCCTCCAAGCGCGGAATGCGGCGCTGGCAGCCAACCCCAACATCTTGCCGGATCAACTGGCAGCCGTGGAAGCGTTGGCAGGAGAGACGTTCGACCTTGCGGCAGCGGGCGATCTGGCAAATGACGCGGCTACGGAAGCCTCGCGTCTGGCCGAGGAAACGGCTGCACAAAGGGAGGCTACCGGCAGCACTCTTGACGACGCCGAGTTTGCTATCCGCCAGCAGGATCTCATGAATCAGGGACTCGAACGGCAGGCTCTGATCGAGGCGGCTATTCGCCAAGCGAAGGCGAGCGACCCCAACATCACTGCGCAGGAGATTGCCCTGCTGACGACGCGCACGTCTGCGCTCTACGACGCTGAACGGGCTGGTGCCGGGGTCACAGACGAACTCGAAGCCGCCGAGAAGGCTCAAGAGCGGATCAACGAACTCACGGAGAAACGAACTGCGCTGCAAGAACTGCTGGAAGCCTCCATCGAGAACGGTGACACCGAAAAGGCGATGGAACTCCAAGAGCAAATCTCGGCGGTCAACCTTGAACTTCTGACCGCAATCGACAACGCCGAGAAACTCTGGGAGGCGGTCGGCGGCACGGCAGCAGAGACGGCTATCGCGCAACTCGGCACGGCCCGGCTCGAAACTCAGAACTTCGGTCAGGACGCGGACAACGCCTACCTGAAGTGGGATACCCTCTCGGGTCTTTTCATTGAGGGCCTAGCCAAGGGGTTCGACCAGTTTGCGCAAGCGGTCGCCAACGGCGAGAACCGGCTTGACGCTGCCCGAGACGCCTTCCTGCAATTTGTTGGTGATTTCCTAGTCCAGATCGCACAGATGATCCTGAAGCAGGCGATCTTCAACGCGCTGCAAATGGCCTTTGGCGGAACGTCTTTCGGGTCGTTTGTCGGTATCACTGCGGCCACCGGCCACACGGGCGGGCGGGTCGGCTCGAAGCGCGTCGGCGGGGGCAACCGGGTCAAGACCGTCAACCCCGGCGTCTTTGCGAGTGCAGCCCGCTACCACGGCGGCGGCATGATCGGCGGGTTGTCCCCGGGCGAAGTCCCGATCATCGCCAAAGAGGGCGAGTATATGGCGTCGGAGAACGACCCTCTGCACCCCAACAACCAGAGCAGCAAGCCGAGCGGTGGCGGTGGCGGTGGCGGCGAGATGACGATCTACAACCTCGTGGACGGCGAAGCGGTCATGCGCGCGGCTCTGGCAGCCGACAAAGGTGGCAACCTCTTGCTGAACCATATTCGTGCCAACAAAGACTCTTTCAAGGCGATTCTCAATGGGTGAAAACTGGACTCGATACGGCGGCGCGGCTCCTTTCTGGCCGAACTTCGCGCAGTCTATGGAAATGGAATTTGAGTTCGACACGCGGATCAACGTCTCGCGCGACGGGACTGAACAACGTGTCGGGTGGCTGCCGTTCCCCAAGACGGCGGTGTCGTTCGGTTCGTGGGCGCGTATGGGGAAGCTGGCCGCGCTGTTCGACCTCAGACAGACCCCGAACGCCCCCCTGATCGTGCCCTACTTCTACAAGTCGGTCAGGCTCAGTGCGGCGGCTGATGTAGGGGACACGCTGTTGTCCCTTACCGGCGCAGTCCCGGCGTGGCTGGACGATGACGTGAGGCTCATCCTGCACGGTCCTGACGCGGACGAAGGGGTTGTGGTGGACTTCACTGGCGCGAACAATGCCACGCTCGCTACGGGCCTCCTGAGGGCGTGGCCTGCGGGTTCACGGGCATACCTCGCCCGGCAAGCCTTCCGGCACGACAGCAACACCTTCCAGATCGTCTCCCGGCGCATGGGGTTGGCCGCTAAGCCCCGATTTGACTTCGACGGCAGATCGCCCGCCCTACCCCTGACCACAGCGCGTCGGAGTCACACGACGCCCGGACAGCTACCTTTGGAGTTGTTCGACTTTCGCGCCAACTGGCGAGACGGTTTGACGATCAGAGAAACGCCCTACTTGGAGGAAGTCGTGTCCCGGCACGGGCTGCGCGACCTCTACGCTCCCCATTCCACCTATGGGTTCAACCGGCAAGAGCAGCATCTGCTTGTGGACGGGGAGGAAGTGGAGGCTTTCACCGACTTCTTCATACGCCACTATGGCAGGCAAAAAAGGTTCTTTGCGCGGACCTACCAGCCGAAACTGGTCATGGGCACGGTGGTCTATCCTGATGAACCCGGGCCGACCGGGCTGAACGCCAGCGCGCTTGAACACTATCCGGGGCTTTATCCCTTCAGCCGCCGTGGGCCAGACCTTTTCGAGTTGACCGGCTCTGACGGTTCGGTGCAGCTTGTGGACCGCATGTCTAGATATGCCGGGCGACGTGGCGTTCCGGTAACTTTTCAGGGGGGGTTGTTTCCCGTGAAAGAAACCTTTCAGATCGAGACTCCTTCCGGCCCTAGCCGCGCCCACATCGAAGCGGGCCTCGTGACCCTTAATTGGACCGTGTTCTGTTCCTATGTGGATGGCAGTCCCGCTGGCCCGCCGCTGTCAAACGGGTTGTTCACCCTCGAAGTTGACTTCGACCACAACCAAAACGTAGATAACCGGGAACGCTGGGACTCGGATGGGAACCGAACGCGCGGCCAGAGGCAGGAGGTATATGACTATAGCGTGGATGGCGACGATGCCCCTAGCACTGGCATCTACTATAACGGAGCGGTGAACCTTGCCGTGCCTGTAGAGGCTTGGTTCATGCGGATCGAATTGGCGTTTATGCAACTCGGCACGACGGATGACATTCTGACCACGCGCCATGAGTTTAGCCTGTCTTGGGCCGATCTTCCCGAGGACTACGACATATTCGAGACCTACCAGCCGATCACCGTCCCGCTGCCGGTCACGGCTGAGCCGTATGGCCTCTATCGTTTCGACCAAGATCGGCTTACGGTGGCCCTGCGCACCGGGGAAGTGGCGGAATCTACCGTGACCCTTCTCTCCCTAGATGAACCGCCCGAACCTGATGAGTGACCCATGCCATACTTCCAAGGATCAGTTGACTCCACGCGGCCTGTCGAGATTTTCGAGGTTGTCTATGGCCGCGAGGCGGCGTCCTTGTTTCGCTACACGGACGCGCCTGTTGCCCTGATCGTGGGCGGTGAAACTTATGAGCCGGTGGCGATTACTCGCAACTCGGCCAAGGTCGAAGGCAACGGGCAACAGTCGAATATCCAACTGAAGATGCCTCTCGACTGCGCGCTCGCGGAACTCTTCGTGCAGTTCCCGCCGAACGTCGTCGTCGGATTGGTAATCCGGGTCGGCCAGATGCCTGCGGTTCCCGCAACGGCTCAGAACTTGTCCGACTTCAGCACGGTCTGGGCAGGCATTATCACGGAGAGCAACCGGGAAGGCTCCGAGGCGACCCTTGAGTGCAAGACGCCAGTATCCGATCTGGAAATGCCCGGCCTGCAAAGGTTCTATTCGTGGACGTGCGGCCACCCACTCTACGAGACCCGGTGTGCGGCCTCCCGGTCGGCGGGGGCCACGGCGAACGTCGTCTCGATCATAAGCCCCCTTGTCCCGGGTCGGGTTCACTTTGTCGCTGCTACCGGCTGGCGCAAGACGGATACCAACCCTTCGGACTATGTGGGCGGCTACGCGACGTGGGAGGGGCCTCAAGGTGCAGAGTTCCTGACAATCCGTGACGCAGGAAGCGACTATGTGGACCTTCTCGGCCCCTTGCGTGGTCTCGCCGTGGGCGACGACATAACGGTCCATCTCGGCTGCGCCCGCACCTTGGAGCATTGCGTCAGGTTGCACAACAACGCCAACAACTACGGCGGGCAGCCGTGGATTCCTACGGAGAACCCGATCCGAGAAAGGGGTTTTTGATATGCCCATATGGCTGATCCAAGTCATCGTAGCTGTCGGTCTGAGCATCCTCGGATACTTGCTTATGCCCAAGCCGAAACAGCCGACGCCGCCTTCCTTGAAAGACCTGCAAGAGCCGACGTTCCAGTCCGGTCGGGAGATGCCCAAGGTCGTTGGAACCCTCACTGTGAAAGGTCTGAATGGCATCTACTTTGGGGATAAAGCCCTGCGCACCCGCAAGGTTGACGTGTGATGGCCGACCGTGTGACGCTGGCCGACGGTCTGGCCGCAGGCTTTTGCGGCAGGGGCGTTCTCCAAGCTGCCCGGGAGGTTGGTCTTGACTGGCGGAAGTTGACTCAAGACGGTATTCCTCTGGCTGAGTGGCGCACAATAAACGACTCTCAGTTCAAGCGCGTCGGCGACGTAGCCGAAAATCGGGAGGTCTGACGTGGGGAAAAAAGGCGGGCAGCAGCAAAAGGTCTATGACTATCTTGCGAGCCTTCAATATGGAATTTGCCACGGCCCTATCGACGCGATCTACCGGGTGCGGATCGGCGGAAAGATCGCATGGTTGGGCGACGTCGTAAATTCGCGGACGATTCGCCTGAACAACACGGAACTCTTCGGCGGGACCAAGGGGAGTGGTGGCATCTATGGCGACATGGACGTCACTATGGGCCGCTGGAACGAAGTTGCGTCTACGCCTTTGGCTGCCCGGCTTGACCTTCCTCTAGCTGAGATCCCTGCCTATCGGGGCTTCGCATCAGTGTTCTTCCGGGGCACGGCGGGGGTGACTGTATCTGACCGCATTCCGTCCTTTGCCGCCAATTATCTGACACAGTTTGCCAGCCTGTTCGGTGGGACCAGCGAGAACGCGACGGGTGACTCGGCGGGCTTTTATTGGGGCCAGAACGTCGTCACGATTCCTCCCGCAGACGTGACCGTCAGCTACTGCCCGCCGGGGCCTGCGGGTGGCGGCGCGTGGCGTGTTATCTGGCCTGACGACGATGACCAGACGCACGACAGCGGCATCTCTGGTGAGGACTACGAGGAGAACGAGGAACAGCCGCTCTACCCCGGCGAGAACGGCTTGACCAAGCTGCCCGGGGCGAACCCGGCATACATGATCTACGAGGCGATCATCTCGGAGGACTACGGCTCAGGAATACCAGTCGCGGGCATCCATGCGGCCTCTTTCCTCACTGCTGCCGAGCAACTCCACACGGAAAAGTTCGGCATGTCGATGATCTGGACGGCCCAGATGAAGGTGAAGGATTATGTGCAGGAAATCCTGAACACGATCCGCGCCTTCTTGTTTGTGGACCCGGACAGCGGCCTCTGGACGATGCGGTTGCTGCGCGATGACAACGCCTTCTTCGACGGCAGCCGAACGATCAACCCGAGCAACGCGGACGTGCGAAACCGCAAACGCATGTTGTGGGGCGAGACCGCCAACCGTATAATCGTGCAATATACGGACCCCACGACCGAAGAAATGTCCACGGTCGAGTCTACCAACCTCGCCAACATCGCTATCCAAAACGGGCGTGTCCGACCTGAGACCAAAGAGTATAAGGCAGTCCGCTGGCCGCAGTTGGCACAGGTTTTGGCTGATCGTGATCTTGCAGAATTGTCGCTTGCCTTGTTCTCGGCGCAAGTGCGGGGCGACCGCAATTTTGCCAGTGTCAAACCCGGCGATACCTTCGTGCTGCAATGGCCCGAGGACGGAATTGTTGCCATGATAGTCCGGGTCATGAAGGTGGACCCCGGCGGGCCGGATAGCACAGAGGTCAGGTTTGACGTCGTGGAAGACCTGTTTTCGTCGGCGACGAACGCCTACCGTGCGCCGCAGGCCGGGCTGGCAGTGCAGACGACCGCCTTGCCTGCGCCGCTGACTGTCTCGATCCCCGTGACTATCCCCATGCCCATCATGACGTCCACCACGGGCCTCACTGTCGCGGCCCTCGACGCCTTGTGGCCCAGCCTTCCCATCGGGTTCATTGTGGACCACGCCTCCCTTCCGGTTGAGGAAGTGCGTGTCTACGGGCCGGTCCCGCAACCCAATGCTACGAGTCCCAGCCAACAGATCGCCACGGTGGACACGTTCAGGTCGCGGCAGATCACGTCGGATTGGGTGCCCGAAGTCTTCTCGACCCTGACCGAAGCCGAAGGGTCCGCGCTGGGGGCAGAGACTACCTCGCCCGGCAGGGTCTTGATGCTCGGCGACACCGATGCAGTGTCAGAACTGGTCATGCTCTACACCTTTGCCGCCGGGGAGTGGACGGTTCTGCGAGGTCTCTACGACACGGTGCCCCAAGCGTGGCCGACGGGGACTCGGATCAGCGCCTTCCCTGATTTTGCCGAGGACTTCGATCCGCAGGACCGTGTAGCCGCCGTGCTGATCCCCTACCGCTTTCAGCCGGTTGTCGGCGGTCGGTCACTCACTCTTTCGTCCGTCCCGACCGTCAACTTCACGCCCACAGACAGGCCGATCCTGCCGTTCCGACCTGCCAACGTCCAGCTTGACGGGGCTGGGTTCAACGGGGTGGACTATTCAGAGGAAGTGTCTCCCCCGGCGACCTATGCGGTCACATGGGCCAACCGAAACCGCACCCGGGAAGACCAAGTTCCGCTGGCGTGGAACGCAGCCGGGGTGACGCACGAGGCAGGCACGACAACGACGGTTCGGATCATCAACTTCGACGGGACTTTGGAGCATGAGGAGACGGGGCTGACCGGGGAGTCATTGACCCTAAATCTGGTTGACTTCGGCCCATCGCAGTCCGGTTGGATTGAGGTTTTGACCGAACGGGACGGCTACGAGTCTCGTGCCGCAGTGCGGCGGCAATTTACCTTCGTCAACACGGGCTGGGGCAACGGCTGGGGCTTCGCGTGGGGGCAGGTTCGTTAGTGGACGTTTCCACCTCCCTGTAGTAGGTTCCGCCAAGCAGAGGGTCAAACATGACAGCAACCACATCGCATGAAGTCACGCAGTCGTGGGTTCTGATCGAGGAGGCCACCAGCGTCTTCTTGCAGCTTCGATCTCCCGGTCCTGTCTTGATCCACGTCGGGCCGACCTTGCCTGATGGAGTCGTCCCGGCGGTAACGATGATCTTTGACGACGACAACCCCAGCACTCTGGCGAACCTCAGTTTGGAGGGGATCGAGGCTTTGAGCCGGGTCTACGCACGTTCGCGGGACAACGAAACCAACTACCTGACTGCCATCTGTTCCAGCATAGTGGCCTAACGGATGGGTGTAAATGTCTTTAACGGTCGCGGGGCCTTCATGGTCCGAATGTCGACGATTTTGGGAAGCCTCACGGGTTGGGGCAGAGGCTACGGCGCAGGCTGGGGCCAGTAACAGGAGACGACGATGCCGTCACGCGAACTTACCGGCCTTGGGCTGAGAGCCTTCTACGACGTAGGCGAGGATGGCTGGGGCGTTGCGATGAGCGAGGACTTGCGCAAGCTGTCGTTCCTCACCCAGATCGCCGTGGATTCAATCGCAGCATCTCTCCCGGGCAGCCCTGCCAACGGGGCTTCCGTTCTCTTGACGGCTACCGCCGAGGCAGGAAACATCGCCCTCTACGACGTCGCCACATGGATATACTTTGAGCCGAACGAAGGGTGGCGGCTCTTCGACAGAGCCACCAACAACGTGCATACCTACGACGGCACTGCATGGGTTCTCGAAGTGGGCCTACCGACTTTGGGCACGGCTGGTCAGGTTCTCGCGGTGAACACCGACGCTGACGGCACAGAATGGGTTTCCCGAGTGGACCTACCGACTTTGGGCACGGCTGGTCAGGTTCTCGCGGTGAACACCGACGCTGACGGCACAGAATGGGTGGACCCGGCAAGTGTCGGCGAGGGAAACACGATTGAGGTTGTGAGCGGCACGGCCTACACGACAGTCCTTGCTGATTTTGATGGAGGCAAGGTCAAGCGGATGAACAACGCCGCTGCCCAGACTGTGACTGTTGCCCCCGACCTCGTGGGCACTGACACCTGTTTCTTCTACCAGCAGGGGGTAGGCTCAGTCACCTTTGCCGCTGGCGCTGGGGTAACGCTTCGATCCTTGGGCGATGATCTGACAATCTCTGGTCGGTATGGGTCTGCCGCCCTTATATGGGTCGCAACAAACGAATACCTGATCGTAGGGGCGCTCGCGTAATGTCAGTAGGACTCCTTCTTTCGAGCGTTGCTTCATCGGGCGGCGTAGCAACCCCTCCCCCGCCTACTTCTGATCCCGATTGGGCAAACGTGGCGTTCTTGGCTGAGTTTGGCGCTCCCATTGACACGAGTAGTGCTGCTCGTGCTGTCGATATTCTAGGTGAGGTATATTCTAGCGATTCTCCGGCTCGCGGTTCTAATTCGTTGAGTGTCAGACTTGGCAAAATTTCGTCACAGGAAAACGGGGCTTTGCAGTTTTCGTCAAGTCCCGACCTTGGTAATGAAGACTTCACGATTGAGGCTTGGTTTAATTCCGCAGAAGAACCAAGCGCCGGTGGGGTTATTGTCGCACAATGGGATAACGGCTCTAATTCCAGAAAGTCTCATCATCTATATTGGGATGGGACCAATAAACGTTGGATTTTCGAGTGGTCTACCGATGGAAGTGATACTGCCGGTTCGGTCTCCTTCAGTCATGATCAATCTTTTGACACCAGCAACGACGGCATTACGATGGCCCAAGCGTTCGATGGAGAGTGGCACCATATCGCAGTAACGAGAGCCGACACTGTTATTACACTCTTCGTGGATGGCGTTGTTGGTGGAGCGACACTCAATGACAACGACACTATAGGAACGGGAGTCGCTATACACTTTGCTACGAATAGCGACTTGAGAATAGGTGCTAGAGATGATAGGACGTCTAGTCCTCGATTTACTTACGACTCTTTCATTGATGACCTTCGGATCACAGTTGGGACCGCACGATACACGGCGGCTTTCACGCCCGCTACTGGACCTTGGCCTACAGGTGCCGGTGATGCCCATTGGAGCGAGGTAGAAGTTCTTCTCGATTTCGAGTCTCGTTTTGGTGTAGAGGGAAAAGGAAAACTCACAGGTCCAACTTATATAACACCTCGCAACGCGGAACCTATCATTACTGCAAAAGGATTTCAGGGTGTAGCCAACAGTAACGGTGATTCTTTCTATCTCGCTCAGACAAACGGTGAAACTTGGTCTCCCTTGGGTGGTGACTTTACTCTCGAAGTGTTTGGGGTCGAACGTCGGGACGCAACTGAGTCGTTCAAACACATAGCGGGTTGCTACCGAACAGACGAAGGAGGACGATCTTTCAGCATTGGGATTGTAGACGGAACTGAGTGGGGGATGCTGTATTCCGTAGATGGAAATGCCTTCACTAGGGTAGGCACAGGTCGTTCACTGACCCAAGACGTAGCATATGATCTTTGCGTCGAGAGAAGCGGGACCGATTTACGGTTTTATGAAGACGGAGTTCTGGTTCATACCGCAACGATTTCGGTAACGATCTTTGATTCCAATGTTGGGAATGTGATGCTTTCTGTCGGTGCTGCTGCCAATACTTGGTCTGGTTTACACGGCAACAACTTCAATGGCTTCATAAAAGCCGTCCGATACACGAAAGGTGTCGCGCGATACGAAGCCGCATATACCGTGCCGACCTTGCCTCTTCCAGAAGGGGCAGACCATGTGTTTCCTGTGATAACTGACAGCCGTTGGAGAGTTCGCATACTGACATATATTGGAAGTTCCCCGAGGATCAGCGAACTTCAATTCAGGACAACTATTGGTGCTGATGAACAAGCTACTGGTGGATATCCTTTCGCAGGTGATATGGTCAATGGTCGGAACGCTCCCGGTCGAGGCTTCGATGGTGTCTCTTCAACTAACGCTCATTGGGCAGCCGATTCCATCACCCCCATCGCTGACGTATGGTTGGCCTATGATTTTCTGGCGACAAAGGTTGTCACTGAGATTGCTCTTTCCACAAACTCGACAGGTTTCTCTCCGACGACTTTCGTAGTGGAGAAAAGCGACGACAGGATAACGTGGACGCCAGTGACCGGCACCATAACTGCTGGCACATGGACTGCGAACGTAGCCCAACTATTCACCCTCGCAGATCACCCCGTCTAACGACCTGTGTGACCTTAGGGCGCAGGCCCCTCCCCATATGTAGCGAGGGGCAGAATTGAATTGGAACCTGTAGGTTCGGCTGGTAGAAGGGGGGCATAACTTCCTGACTACCTGAGGTTGATCCTATGGCTTCTCTCTCCGACGACAACGTGGTCCGCAAAGTTCAGATTTGGCTGCGCGACATGGGCGCATACAATGGCCCGATTGACGGTGATTGGGGGCCTCTCTCCAACACTGCATGGGAATCGGCGGCTGCCAACTTCTTGGGCACCCCGGACAAGCCTGCCGAACCGAAGCCCCGCTTCGCCGGGGGCCTTGTTCGGATCATCATGCACTGGACGGCCAGCGCCTACTCCGTCGGGGGGAATGTGAACCACTACCATTTCGTGATCGACGGTGACGGTGAAGTGTTCAACGGCAAGCTGAAGCCCGAGGACAACATCAAGACCAATGACGGGCGCTACACGCCACACGTTCTGAACGCCAACACAGGGGCCATCGGCGTCGGCATGGCCTGTATGCGCGGTGCGGTCGAGGTTCCGTTCCGTTGGGGCAACTACCCCATGCGAGAAGTTCAGGTGGACAGCATGTGTCGTCTTGTGGGAAAGCTGATGAACCAATACGGCATCGCTCTTGACCGCCGAACGGTCTTGACCCATGCCGAGGTCCAGCCCACGCTGGGGATCAGGCAGAGGGGCAAGTGGGATATTACATGCTTGCCCGGCGACACGCGGTCGCGCAACGCCATCACCGTTGGCGACGAACTGCGCCAGCGAATCAAACTCGCAGCATAGGAGTGCGACATGCTCGAAGAAATCTGGACTGAGGTCCAACCGACCCTTCTCCCCTTGGTCGTCCTTGCCATAGGCGCGATCATTTCCGTGGCGCAGACGGTTGCCGCGACGGCAGCCCGGCGGGCCGAGGCGTGGGCCGAGGCCAAGTTCGGGATCGAACTCGAAGAGAAGCACATGCGGGCGCTCCACTCGGCAATCGAGACCGGCATCCGCATGGCTATCGAGCGCGCAGCTTTTGCGACTGACTTGCTTCCGGCGACGGCGTTCGACGTCGCGTTGAACCATGCCACGGCAAGCGTTCCTGACGCGATGGACTTTCTGACGCCGACCAAGAAGGTTTTTGAGGGGATCGCCTTGGCGAAGTTGAACAAAGTCATGATGGAGTTTACAAAGCGAACGGAATGATCGAGCAGAAAGGGATCGCCTAATGTTGTGGGGTCGTGGGGATAGTTCTCGGCTGGACGATGATACGAAGAAGACCCTCAACCACTTGCGCCGCCTTACCGAAACAGGGCATGTGATTGCTCTCGACCCGGATCAGTCGGACACAGCGGTCTATGCAGTGGACTTCGTGAGTCAGTGGAAGTCTGTATTCAAACTTCTGTCGTCTTTGAAGAACGTCGGCCTGTTGGTCGGCGCTCTCCTGTTCATGTATTGGGCAACTCAAGGCGCAATCGTGGGTTGGATTGCCAACATCGGAGCAGGCTAATGATGACTTGGAGTTTCTGGTTTCGCAGACTGGTTGAAGTGACTGTGGCCCTGACGTTGGCCTTCGTGGTGATCCAGCTTTCCTCGGCCATCGGCCAGAAGCAAAAGGCTTTGGTGCCAGTGTCAGCATGGTTCGTAGTCAACGAGGTTTTCGTCCCCGATCACGAGTATGGGACCGACCCCCTGTTGGTCTACGACCGCTCAATCAAAGAAGACTTCCGAGGGTTCTGGATCGTTGAGGTTCAGCGCCTCGGGCGCGAGGGTCTCTGGTCAAATGAATGTTCTGGCAGCGGAACCAGTGACTACGACACCACGGACTTCATCGTGGGTAATCAGGTGAAGTGGGGCTGGTTCGTCGGCAGGCCATGCGCAGTCTCCCCGGGAACTTACAGGCTGCGGATCGGGTGGACACTCAGGCGTCTGGACTGGCCCGAAAAGGAACTGACCGCGTTCTCCAACACCTTCACGGTCGAGTAAATCAGAGGCCCAGCAGTTTGCGCTGGGCCTCTACGCCTGTCGGCTTGCAGGACTTGCACAGGTGGGTCCACCCGCCATCT